TTGAAATTATCCTGGAGAGAGGCGGGGAGCATGACCCAAACCTTCTTGTTGGACAAGAGGGATTCAGCGACCCCGACCGCCGAGCATGTCTTTCCCGACCCAAGACCGTGGTAGACTAAGAGACCACGATACGGTGTTTCAATGGAGAGGTAGTCTCGCACGAGTTTCTGGTAGGGCAGGAGTTCCCGAGTCGTCTTTCCAGTTTGTTGGAGACACAGGTCAACGCCCTCATCGTCAGGGGCAGGGTCTTTCCTGTATTTTAGGTAGATTCGGGCAATGTAATCAGCAAAGGCTTTACGGTTCGGCAATACGAATGCCGAGGTCATATTGTATCAACAACGTAAATAAAATACGTTCATGATACAATGAATTTGGACGGAGACCCCCGTGTATGGATGGTCACTATCTACCTCTTTCTAGTGTCTGCCCTCCTATATTTCCGCCCGGCACTTGTCTTTGATGGCGGCAGGGTCAGGGAGTTTGGTGCGGGGCGCAAGGATTCCACGGTCTTCCCCCTCTGGTGGTGGATCATTATGCTGGCTATTACTTCTTACCTACTGGTGCATTATCTTCTACCGGTTTGACGGCTGGCGTTGATTCTTGGGCGGCCTTGATGGCTGCATCCTTTTTGGCTTTCTGCTCAAGCATGTTCTGCTTGAACTGTGTCGCTTCATCCACGCTGGGAATACATACATCGGTAATAGAGTCTCCAACAAGACCATACATTCCCACCACGCATGCGAGCGTAAGGAAGTATCCAATAGATATCCATCCCGCTCGGTCAATCCCTTCAGCAGTAGAATCAAAACTGCGATAGAACCGGTCGAACTGTACACGGAGAATCTCAAAGGTTCGGATAATGAACCATGCTATACCGGGGTAAGCACCCCAGATGGCTCCATGCTTGGCATTCTTTGCGGCGTCGACTTTCTCACAGCTCTGAAAGGTAGCCGCTGCCGAAAACCCGAATCCTAGAAGGAAAAAGAATGCGTAGAGGCCTAGACCAACGCCGATCATAATTCCCCATTCACGTCCTGTTGTCAAAGCAAATATGGCCATCTCTTATTATTCCTTCGGGAGACGAACTTCAAGGGTTTCAGCGAGTTGTGAGAGCGTTTGGAGCATTGCATGGCGCTGGGTATATTGCGGCCTCGTTAAGTTCATACAATCCGCCATGGTCTTCCATCCAATCGCCGAGATTTCCCGCTTCTGCATATTGGTGAAGCGTTGATGAATATCAATGCGATCAGGGCGGGACATGACCGCCACGAAATATTTATGGCGATACATGATTCCATTGGTTCCGGCAAACGTTTCTTCCAACTGAATCCCCGACACCATCGTATACGACGATCGTATGATATTCGTCTCTTCGAAGAATTCACGTTCGGCACATCCTTGATCGCTCTCGCATTTCAGGCGGCGGCCTTTTGGAAATCCCCATTCGGGTTCTGTATACGTCGACGCCGACGATTCAATCTCGGGACGCACAGAGTCAAACTTCTCTTTCGCAAACTTGAGTTCATATTCGTGGCGGTCCGAATTGTTCCAGAGCCGTGACCACAGAGCTTCAAACGTTTCCGATTTAATACGAACAAGTTCTTGTTGGGTCATATTGTCCAGGAGTGTGCGAACATACGGTTTGTCGGTGGGATCAAATTTCCCTCGGACAAAGTCGGTATAGCACATACTGTCCTTGCGTCGGACCATCAAGACTTCTACATCTTCTTGGGAGAGAGGGAGACTTGACGGGTCGCCTGGGTTCGTCAAGTTTCGAATTAGGATAATTCCGCAGGAGAGGACGGGCTCGCCGCAGTCTCGGAATGTATGTCCTCGTTGTCCACAGTTATTACAGAAGATTGTTATGGTAGACATCTTCAATTTCAGTTGGTCTATCTGCCAACAAGACAATTCTGCTTCCGTTTTTACCTCTTCTATAAACAATAAGAATGAGCACCTCAGATCCGAATGCGGACGCAGTAGCGGCGGCAGCGGCCAAAGACCCGAATGCCAAGGCACCGACTCAGGCAGTTGGACCCGCTAACGGTGTTTCTTTCACCTTCATGGTCGGACCTGTGATTGCAACTGCTGTGTTCATAGTGGTGGAAATCGGACTGGCATACTACTATTTTGGCCGCTCAACCGATCCGCTCCGGTCCCGTATTATGTGGTTCACCATCTTCACGGTCCTGGCGGCTCTTGTGATCTACGGATCGTATTTCCTCTATGAGGGAACATTGACGGCCCCAACCTGGTCGGGAACCGTGACCCCGTCGGCGGGCGTGACCACCAACCGGTCAATGGTTATTCCCGGATCATCCATCCCCGTCTCGGTCGGAACCAATGGCGGCAATTACGGCGTGCAGTGGTGGATGTTTATCCAGGATTGGAACTATAAGTTTGGGCAGGAGAAGACTGTTCTGACCCGAGGTGCGTCCGGAGCACTCAACCCTTACGTGTTTCTTGGTGCCGTTGAGAACACGCTGGATGTCAAGATCAATTTGATGTCGGGTGCGGCTGGGTCTGGAGGTTCAAGCACGCCTGCACCGTTAGGATACACCGGTGGGTCCACGGATGATTCTTACACGTGCAAGGTCAAGAACGTTCCTCTCCAGTCGTGGTTCTGTATCTCACTCTCGGTCAGCAACCGCAATGTGGATATCTACCTCAACGGCATGCTTGTACGCTCGTGCCTGCTCCCTGCTGTCCCCAAGGCTCCTGGCGGTGACTGTGGCGTCATGACCGACGGTGGGTTCTCTGGAAACTTGGCCGCACTCAATTTCTATGCTGGTGCCCTGAACCCCGCCATGGCTATGGCGTTCTACCAGGCTGGCCCGCCATCGGCTGCCGTTGCCCAGACTTCTTCTACGGCCAATACCCCCACAAAGCCCTACATTGTGAAACTGGCCGTAGTTGACCCGGCTGGACAGGAATTAAACAAGTATACCTACTAAATAATAGGAAGGAATGGATACTCGGACCATCCTCATTTCACTGATGACGCTCATTGTTCTTGGCGTTATGATACTTCTCGCATACGAGTTTAGTTACGGGTTTTGGACTGGAACACCGAGCGGACTCAGGCCAGTGATGACGAGTGTAACGATTGTAGGGCCGCTACAGGACGGACAGACGAGCCAGGAGTATAATTCCCTGCTGCCTCTCTCGAACAACGAGAACGAGGGTATTGAATTCTCATACGCCGCCTGGATCCAAATTAACGATTTTGATCCCCCGAACAATCCTATTTTGTTCACAAAGGGAAGCCCCGATCTTTCGATGCAGTCTCCGTCCGTCATCATGAACAAGGGAAAGAACCAGATTACAGTCACACAGGATACGTATGATAAGTCTAATCCCGAAAAGGTCGTGATCGGAAATCTCCCAGCCGGAAAGCTCAACCATATTGCTGTATGCGTGAACCAGACTTCGCTGGATGTATACATCAACGGACTCCTCTACCGCCATGTAACCATGAAGAGACTCCCGCTACAGAACCAGCAGCCTGTCTACGTTGCTGGAGCCGGAGGATGGAACGGCCAGATTGGAAGTTTAGTCTACTACAATTACGCCCTGACCCCCGACGCTGTGCGCAGCCTTGCAAACACTCGGCCATCTGTCAGCGCCGATACACTGCAATACTACCCCTCATATCTCTCCACCGACTGGTGGATCGGAGTCCATCATTGATCACATAAGCCCGTTCATGGCCGCCTTCCCTGCCCCAGCATTAATAGCATCCTGGAGTTTCTCCTGCTTCTTCTGAATAATGGAAAGACGGATATTTGGGTATACAAGTTCTTTTGCAAATGCCGGATCTACATCAAACTGCTCTCGTTCTCGTTGCTGTCGTGTGATAAATATCAGACCGACAATTGCGAGCGTGATAAATCCTACGAGGACATAGGACTTCATTTGTTGGTTATTATTCTTAGCGGAGGGTTGAATTAATCTCGCCGTCACTCTCCGACCGTTTCCTATCGGACTCTGCGATCTTGAATTCCATCTTGCTTAGACGCTGGTTAATATCAGGAACACTCGTAATGCCAAACAGGTGTTCCCGCCGGTTCGGCGATAGCATACAGACGACTAACATGGCCAGGACTACAAACCCTACGAGGACGTAAGCTTTCATTGTTGTTTGCGAGTGAAAACATTTGCTAGTCGTCTTTCTCATCTTCCTTAGCTGCCAGGTCTTCCATTTTTTGAAGCTGGGCATCGAACAGTGACAACGTTCCTTTGCGCCCATGTTTCTCGAGGACTGCTGTGACTACCTCCAAACTTTTCTCCCTGCTCATAGGCGGTGGTTCCTTCTTCTTTCTCATATGTTCCCTCTCCTGTGTCATTCCCACAGTTGCGACGAGTAGAACTATGACTAGGAAAAGCAGAATGAGGTCTTCCATATCTTTATTCTTAGCCATCAATAAAGATACAATGTCCACATGTTCTATTGCGTATGGTATTGGCAAGGATACGAGTGCAAACTTTGTGATTCAACTTCGTGATGCCTCGGATGTGACTCGTCTTCTCCGTCAGCAGGGTGCGAAGCGCAATTACCAGGTATTAAGTTCGACGGGAAAGAATCAACCGCCGGTCGGAGGTATTTCGCACACAGATTTCCTGGATATGGCGTATACTACTCAGTCGTATGGCCCGTCGAATGCTTTAATGTCGACTCGTGGATATCAGGTCCCCCAGTGCTCCCCCTGCGGTACGGGATCGCTCACTCCCTTCAGCACAGTGCGAGTTTCAGCTAGTCTGATCCGTTACTAGATCTTGATCTTCATTCTGGATTGCCTTTGACGTTTTCCGAAGAACAGATTTAATCCGGTTCTTCTGCGTCTTGTTCAGTGTCCCTGGTTTATACGCAAAAAAGAGCCTCAAGAATTCATTTGATTTTTTGGGAGTCTTTTCAAAGAGATCGCTCTTGTTCTTTTTGATTTCCGTGAGTGTATCCTGATGTCCCAGGCAATCTAGAGGGGTCAAGAGCTCAAACCGACGTTTGGTGGATGCCGCAAGATCCATCAGGCGCTGGCAGATACAGATCACACGGTCCTGGTCGTATCCCCCCTCAATAAAATGGGCGTCAGCATAGACGAAGGCAAAGAAGAATTGGAGGAGGGTGGGAATAGAGGCGACACGCAGCCCGTTCTGGAGGAGGTGGTAACTGTGGCATGCAAATGTCTTGAATACACGCACAATAAGGTCTCCTTTCTTGTCCATAATATCGACGTGGGCAGGAAGGAGTTCAGCGTAGGCTGGACGTTCCTGCACATCTATATCATCACCCAGAATGTTCATGAACTGGTTGATTGCCTCTGACATATCGTCGGCCAGAACATCGATGGGTGTTTGCCAAGTATTGTTTCGTAATTTTGAGTGAAGATCAAGGGCGTGGATTCCTAGGAGAACAATATTCTTGGTCATGAGGAGCTTTTCAATCCCGTTTCGTTGGACGTCTCCCAGCGTAATATATCCCCGTTCTGGATGAGCCTTGCATCCTACGGGGTAATGTTTGTTCAGAAGCATCAGGCGCTTGTACACCTTTTCCCAGCGAGAGACGTCGCCACGGGGGCGGGACAGTTCGAGATACATTGACATCCGCAGGAAGTTCGGGGATACATAATGAATTCCGCCCTTGATGATTTCCTCATCCCACAGATGCTTGAACACCGGGGTCTCGAGGTATGTGATATCAGCCATACCAGTATAATCCACAAACACCTTGAAGGTCATCAAGTGTGCACCCGGCTTGACTTCAATATTTCTGAATCCACGGGAATAGAAAATGTCTGCGAGTTCTAGGGCATGAATCTGGGGTCTCTCACTGTAAAAATCGTAGTCTGGAACGTCGTAGTTTGGATCGTAGATCTTGTCTTCTTTCGGGAGGAGGTTGTTGATCGCTGTTCCGCCGTAACATAGGACACGCTTGGCCTGAATAAATTCTTTGACGATCTGAAGGACTTCACGAACCTTTGGATCATGCGCAACTTCGTAATCTACGATGTTTTGTGCCTTCTTTATTAAGACGGCGTCCATTCCTTATACATATCCGACAAAATGGATTGTCCTGCCAAACTTTCTTCTGGCGGACAAGAGTAATATGTCCGAAATTAAGACCGCACGCCGTCGTCGTACAAAGAGCGGGGAGGCTGCTCCTCCTCCCCCGCCGGACCAGAAGTCGCCCAAGAAGAATAACCGATACCCTTTACGCAGCAAGGACAAGCCGATAGAGAGCGTGCGGTGGGTAGATGACGATACGCTCTTCGACGACGAAGAAGATTCGGACTTTGAAGAGTCGGAGAAGTCTGAGTCAGTGACGAAGACAAAGACGAAACCGAAGCTTGCGCTGAAGCTGGACGAGTCGGAGGAAGAGGAGGAAGAGGAGGGGGAGGACCAGATCATCCACGGAATTAAGGTCCCGTTCAATATGCCAGTATCCGTCAAGATCCATCTCCACGCAAACGTAGACGCCGAGGTCGAATATGATGATGAAGATGGTTACGGAGACGAGGATGGCGACGAAGACGAAGACGAAGATGGTTACGGAGACGAGGATGACGACGAGATCCCCCACGCATTCATCCAGAATTTGTTTGCCAGCAAGCTCAAGAACCATCCGATGTTCACCATTGCCGGAGACAATGAGAAGAAGAAGGAGAAGGAGAAGAAGAGCGTTAAAGACGAACCGGCGATCCGCCTTTCCCGTCGTGAAAGCGACTACTTCCAAGGACTCACGAAACAGGCAAAGAAAGGTGCACTCAAGAAGATGAAGACTGTATCTGATCTTCTCGGTGAATCCGAGATCCCTTACAAATTCCGTGTTCTGGACATCGATATGCCTGCGAAAGTCCAGTGTGAGATTATCCGCAAGGTAGATGCCATGAACCGTATGGGCTCCGAGAACGGCGAGTCGCAGAAACTCCGTAACTGGATTGACGGTGTGCTCCGTGTTCCGTTCGGTAAGAATGTGCCCCTGCCTGTAACCATCAAGGACGGGCCCGAGAAGTGCTCGTTGTTCCTGAAAGATGCTCGGTCAAAGATGGACAAAGCGACCTACGGGATGGTGTCTGCCAAGACCCAGATTCTACAGATCCTGGCACAGTGGATTTCCAATCCTACCTCCGTCGGCAATGTCATTGCTATGCGTGGCTCAATGGGTGTAGGCAAAACCTCCTTTGCCCGCAACGGAATCGCCGAAGTTCTGGGTCGCCCATTCATCTTCACATCCCTGGGCGGCGCATCAGATATCGCCCATTACTCTGGTCATTCGTATACCTACGAGGGGTCCATGTGGGGTCGGATTGTTGACTCGATCATCCAGGCAGGGTGCATGAACCCTGTGCTCTACTTTGACGAGCTCGATAAGGTCAGCGGCACTCCTCACGGTGAGGAAATCATCTCCATGCTGATCCATCTCACGGATCGCTCCCAGAACTCACAGTATCATGACCGTTACTTTGCTGGAATTGACTTTGATCTCTCTCAATGTCTCTTCGTGTTCTCATTCAACGACGAAGAGCGAGTCCACCCTGTTCTCAAGGATCGTATGCGAGTCATCAATATCCCAGGATACAAGGACTCCGAAAAGAAGGTCATTGTCGCCAACTATATCTGGCCAGATATCCTTCGTCACGCTGGGATTTCCCGTGAAGATCTGTCGGCTGACGAAGAGGCCGCAGAATACATCATCAAGGAATACTCCAACAATGAGGCGGGAATGCGCAATCTCATCCGTGTCGTGGAAGCTGTTGTTGCTCGTGTCAACCTTATCCGCATCTCCGACGAGGAGAGTGCCAAGGCATACAAGTTCTGGATCCCCGTGACATTCCCCATGAAACTCACCCGCAAGATGGTGGAGACGGTCTTGACCGATTTCAATACGACTCTGCCCGAACACTGGCGTTCATTATACACGTAAAGTTCTGAACCAACAATACAAATGTCACTCAAGGAAGAGGCACAATTCGCCAAGCGCCATATCCGCAATCGTTTTTCGCTTATGGTTCTTCCCCATGTCGCCGAGGGAATCTGGTCGGTCTACGAGAACGCCAAGACCATCTGCGAGAAGAACAACCAGACAGATCAGATTCTGAAGACGTTCCAGAATCTCCTCACACGTATTCCCGTATGGACTGAGGATGTTCTCCAGACGGAAGTTAAGCGCATTATTACTGCCTCCAAGTGCTCGTATCTAGAGGAGCTTCTTACCGGAGTTCTCCTAACCTACCTCCGTGCGTTTGCTGCCATCCAGTATCGTTCGACCCAGGACAGCATTGATGTAGAGTTTGAGCGCCCGCCCCTACCCAAGTTCGTGCACGAATACTACAAGGAAGTCGCTCGGCGTGCATGGGAACACGCCTACCTGTTTCGCACGGTCGGTGTATCCACCGAGCAGCAGGCACGTAACCGCAAGGAGATTGATGTCATTCTAGATACGGCGTTCGATACAGTTCTGGACTCCTTCCTCCCGTGGCAGTCTATTGTGAATACGTATTTCTCAGTGGAGGATGCGCCTCAGAAGGCCGAGGACGTGATTCAACCTACCGAGATTGCGTCCGCTCCCGCCCCGCCCCCTACCCCTGTCCCTGTCCCTGCTTCCGATGAGAAGAAGGTGGCGTTCGAAGTAGAGGAATCCGAGGACGAGGACGACGATGTTGGAACCGACGACGAGGATCATCCCAAGCTCCAACTGTCCGATGAGACTGCCGAGATCGATCTGGGAATCGAAGAGGAAGCCGAGAAGAAGAAGGAGGAGGAGGAGAACGACGATAAGGACGTGAAGCTAGAAGCCAAAGATGGCGAGCTCGTTCTAAAGCTGTAAACAAATCCACCTGAACCTATCAAATAGAACAATGCTGGACACGAATCTTCTGATTGTCATTGTTCTCGTAGCCCTTGCTGGAATCGCAGTGTATGCTGCTGAACGGTATACTAAGAAGCAGCCGGTCGATTGGACGGATGCGTCTAAGATTGGTCTGTTGTCCGGCGCCGGCGCAGGTGGACTTCTGTTTGCTATGGGCGGAGATACCGAGACTGTTGTAGCCACGGCATCCGTTGCGTCCACGGCTGTTCAGGATATGTTTGTCGGGAAGCCCAGCTTCTAAACTAAATGAAATATACGGTATATACAAACAAAATGCAGTGGCTCATGCTCGCCTTTATCGCTCTCCTCTTCGCTGCCCTGACCCCCGGTGTCCTGGTGACCCTACCCCCTCGTTCGTCGAAGCTGGTGGTTGCCCTCACCCACGGTGTAGTGTTTGCCCTAGTCTACCACCTCACCCGCAACACGGCCCGTGCGATGCTCGGTGGCCGTGAGGGCGTTGATAAGACGCTCAAGAAGAAGGAGGACGAGGACAAGAAGGACGAGAAGTCCTAAACAAATTCACTCGATCACCAAGCATGTCTCACCTCGAGGCACTTTGTCGATAATGTAAACCGAGCCAAATTTCTCAATCTGCTTGCGAGGCACCGCCGTATCACGGCAGTACCTGGCAATCGCCTTATACAGGTGGAATCCCCGGTAACGTTCACTGAAATCTCCGTTCTCCGGATCACGGAACAGAATAGACTTGCCATCTGGAAGTGTGAGCCATGTCATGAACATCTTGAACAGCGGGTTCGACACATACTTGTCGTCGGCTCCGTCTGGAAAACAGTCCCAGAACAGGGACGTAGCAAGACGGACTAGATCAAACGACGGATTCGGCTTGATTTCGGGATACTTTGGGTTATAGAACGGAGCGACGTTGTATTGTCCCCCCGCCTCTTCATCCTGGTGAAACTGGTCAGACATGAAGAACTTCGACTCTTTCATCTTTGGGACTTTCACGGAAAACGAAGCCCGATCGAAATCAATGATCTTAATCAGTTTGCCATACGTGGGAACACGATAACTCTTGCCACCAACGTTATAGTAGAAAAACTCGGCGGTCGTGGGGACATGCATCACATTCATGACATGGAGATCGTTGTGGACAAACGCAAACGTCCGCTGCGCATACGCAAGTGCAAAGATGACTTGGGCGATCCACGCACATCGCTTTGAAACATCATGGTTCTCTTTGAAGAGGGTATACAGTGTCCCCTCGCACTTCTCCATGACCGTGATCTGAATAGGAGCATCCTTGAATACGGCGTGGGCAAACGCTTCGTCATGCTCCTCCTGCGAGAACCCAGATCCAGTTTCTTCGCTCCCGCTGTCGTCGTCATCCTCCTCTCCTTCACTATCGCTCGCACACGAACGCACTCCAAAAATGTAGTCCGTAGAACAGCTATCTGACTCTCCCATTTCTTCCGGTGTCTCTTCGGCATCACCATCGAACGCAGAAGGAAGAACTGGAGGGGTAGGGATATTCATGGGCTCGAGATCTACAGCTCCCAGATCAATGTCCTCAGAAGACTCGGCAAGTTCAAGAACAGGGACCTCTGGTTTGCGTAGACGCAGGTCAAAGAAGTGCCCGATGTTCTGGGAGAACCAGGGCCGATCACACAGATCTTCGTAATCATCGGAAATATCCAGGACATGCCGCTCAGAGATTCCAGAGAATACACCGTAGACACGTGGAAAATGCTGGCATTCCGATTCCGAGAGAACAAGGGATGCGAGAGATCCAACGTAGGCGGCATTGTAAGGGTTCTGGATACGCAGGGGTTCGGCAGATACATCGTCCGTATTGGGAAGACCGGTCCCCGCATACTCTCCGTGCATCACATGGTAGGGAGAATACAGCATCGTCTTCTTCAGATGAATCGGGACTTCACGACCAGACACGTAGACTGCAGCCTCACTACTGATTGTCTGGATCGGCAGACGGAGTTTCAGGCCGTAATGGTATGGCATCCGAACATTCTCCAGCTTGAATAGTTTCTGGATGGAAGGGAAGTAAGGCTGGATGCGGCGAAGACCCCAGAATTTCTGAGACTGTTCCTGAAGTCCCTGGAGATTCGAACACTTCTGAACATCCAAATGGATATTGGATGTTCGTAAGTCGGGCGTTGGCTTTGGCATTCGGTTTCCCGTTATGTATACTTCCCTGCTTTTTGCTTCTCGCTATACCGCAGGGATCCGTCGATGATAGACCCTTCGGCAGGGAATACCTTGTCAAAGACGTTCCCAAGAAACTGCTTGAAGACATACCTCATCTTATCTGAAAAGTCCTGAAGGAATACGAACAGGGAAAACATGAAGAACAGTCCGCTCGTATACGAGTCTACGAAATCTTCCAGTCCTTTCCTCACTGGGATAATGGGTGTCGACGTGTTGATGAAGTAGACTAGCCAGAATGACACCAGACCAATGATCGCAATTTCAAGGGCAATGTCGGTAAGTTGGAACGCAAGTCCTTTGGTCTCCCACTCGGTGGATTCTGGAGGATCATAAGTGTCGAACAGATAGTAGAGAACAAACGAGAGGAATCCCCCTGCTAATGCATACATAATTGAAAAAACTATAATGTTAGCCGTCACCCGCAGGGAATCACCCGACGATAAATGCACGTTGTGGATATTGTAGGCGTATGCGTGTTTCGCCATCTTATTATCTTCTGAGAAATGAGTATAGGGTAGAATGAACTTTAACATTCGTCAATTCAATATGGAAACGATCAAGCAGAGATGTTCTATGGACTCCCATAAATCTCCTATGATCGTGATTATCGGCAAGAAAGATACCGGCAAATCGTTCTTGGTTCGTGATATTCTGTTTCACAATCAGGATGCGTTCCCGATTGGAACTGTGATTTCCGGAACAGAGGTAGCCAATCGCTTTTTCCAGGATATGGTCCCCTCCAAACTCATTCATGACAAGTACAAACCTGAAATTATCATGAACGTCATTCGCCGTCAGTTGGCGCTCAAACAGCAGCGTGGGAATGGAGCAGGGTCCAACGTAGATCCTCGTGCGTTTCTCATTCTTGACGATTGTCTGTTCGATAACACGTGGATTCAGCAGGAGTCTACACGCTACGTATTCATGAACGGTCGCCACGTCGATTTATCCACCATGATTACTATGCAGTATCCTCTCGGTATTCCTCCCTCTCTCCGCACGAACGTAGACTTTGTCTTCATTCTGCGTGAGAACATCATTGGAAATCGAAAACGTATCTACGAAAACTACGCAGGTATGTTTCCCTCCTTTGAGATGTTCTGTCAATTCATGGATCAGTGCACGGAGAATTATGAGTGTATTGTTATTTGCAACTCGTCTGTCTCGAACAAGTTGGAAGATCAGGTATTCTGGTACAAGGCCAGCGACCACCCGCAGTTCCATATGTGCGCAGATTCTTTGTGGGCCGACAACAAGCCGTTCATGTCGACTATGCTAGCTGCCAATGATTACAACGCTGAACTTGCCTCCAGTCGTCGGGGTCCTTCAGTATGGGTAAAAAAACAGGGAACATGAACCGTTTACTCCCGCATCCCGCCCTCTGCCGGGTGAACGGGTGCCTCGAGCGCCTTCAGCTGAGCCTGCTCGGCCCGGCGCTTAGCGTTCTCCTCACGCTGCGCCTTCATCGCCCCCTCACGCTCCTCCGCAAAGAACAGCTCACGGTTCGACTCATTCTCCTTGTACTTCCGCATGATCTCGTTGAGCTGCGAGTTGGCGTACTCTACGTTCTCCATGAGGTGCTCGGAAGGCTCCCACGGCAGCCAGCAGCCCATACGGCCGATCATCAGATTGTCCTTGGGATACTTCCGCTGTAGAACCTTGCACCACAACTGCGCCTCCTCGTACGACGGGAAGGCACGACGGACCTTGACGCCACGGATATTGCACTGGAAGCTGTTCGCCTTGTCGAAGGCCTCCTGTACCTCCTTCTCGTGCTTGAGGAGGAATACCTGATACTGCTCGGGGACATCCGTCTTCTTGATCTCATCACGGTGGGTCTTCTCGAACTCGTGGATATCCTTCATGATATCGTCCACCTTGAGCGAATACTTCGTGGAGATGTACGCCGCAAAGTGCTCGAGACCCTTCACCTTCCAATCATAGTCCATCCACTGAATGAACTTCTGGAAGAAGAAATCGTTCTTCTTCTCAATGACCTTTTCGGGCGAGATGAACGATACAATACAGTACCGCTGGTTGGGGAGCTCGGGGTCCTCCTCGAGGTAATCCACCATCTCGCCGTCCTCATGCGTAGGAAGTTCAACCTTGGTGCGAGTAGAAGAGCTCATTTATACTCTCTAACCCTACACGTTAAAATGCCTTTTTCCCGCAGGTATTATCACGCCTTCATGAGGAAAAGACCCGCAAACGTCAAGACAAGACCGACATACTGTATCGGCTTCTCTAGACGGTCTCCCAGAACCACGTAAGCCGCTGCGCTTTCTAGGATCCCTGACATGCCGTCCCACATACCGTTGACATAGAGGACATTTGCCCTGCTTAGAGACTGTATGAGGAAGAACACAACCCCTGCGTATCCTGCGATACCGTGGAACAGGTAGGTGATATTGTTGGTCTGGGCGTAGAACCGCAGGGCAAAGTCGCCGTAGATTTCTACGACTGATAGGAAGAAGATAGATGATAAGGCGCTTTCCATTACTCTTCTACTCGGTGAATTTCAAGATGAGGACGCCTCCGCCGATCATCGCAATCGCAAGGTAATCGTGGATGTGCAGCCGTTCCTTAAAGTAGAGGACTCCGACCGTCGTCGTCGCCATGACCGACAGGCCCGACCAGAGTGCGTTCGTGAACGCCATCCCAGTTAGCTTGAACGTCTGAACTAGCATGACTCCGACCATGGAATAAAAGAAGACGCCGAGGAGGAAGAACCGCCAGTCTTCCACCGACGACTTGAAGCAGCTCATCGCACATACTTCCAGGGACACGATCACTAGAACATATAGAATAATAATCACATACGGTGAGAACATTCTTTACTTATCCCAAGTCACCCGAATTTTTCTCCTTCATCAAGTATAAACAAATGTCCGATTCCTCTGCCAAGGCCGCCCCCGCCCCGTCTATGGGAATTGACGTCGCCGACCTCGTCAAGCGCCTGGTCAAGTACGCCCTGGAGGGCCTCGCCGTCGCCGTGGCGTGCTACCTGCTCCCGGGCAAGAAGCTGCGTGTCGATGAGATCGGCACCATCGCCCTGACTGCCCTCGCCGTGTTCGCCATCCTCGATATCTATGCCCCCTCCGTCGGCTCGTCGGCCCGCACGGGTGCCGGCTTCGGTATTGGCGCCAACCTGGTCGGCTTCCCTGCCCGCTTCTAAGAAGTTTTAAGGGAGCGACTCCATACATGTAAATGTTCCGGTATAACGGAAAGTGGTATACCGTAAACCCCAAACTGGGTGAACCTGAGCGCCAAACACATGCACTCATGTGGACACTGGCC